ATTTAAAGCAACAAGATCAGACAGAGGTGATGTTTTAGATTATCAATATAATCCTGTGCCTTACAATATAAGTTTTAATTTATATTCTTTTACAGCAACTGCTGAGGGTGGTTTACAAATTGTAGAACAGATACTACCTTACTTTCAACCAGATTATACAATAACCGTAAATGCAATACCAACTATGGGTGTTAAACGAGATGTTCCTGTTGTTCTAAATAGTGTGACCTATGAGGATACCTATGATGGTTCATTTACACAAAGAAGAGCAGTAAATTACACAATGAGTTTTACTGCTAAAACATATTTGTATGGACCTGTATATGCAAAAAGAGTTATCAAAGAAACTCAAGCAGACTTATATACAGATACAGCAGAGGGTCCTAAAAGAGAAGAAAGAATCATTGTAGTGCCTAATCCTACAAGTGCAGACGCTGATGATGATTTTGGTTTCACAACAACAATAACTAATTTTACAGATAGTAAGAACTACAATCCAGAGACTGATTCAGACGAATAAATACTAATATATTATTATGAAAAAAAACTTTGTTATTTTAGGTGGTGGTACAGCAGGTTGGTTCACTGCCCTTTTTATTCAAAAAGTCAGACCTAACGATAATGTATCTATTATAGAAAGTACAAAAATAGGTACAATAGGTGTAGGCGAGGCAACAACCCCAAACATTATTAACTTTTTTACTTACCTCAATATACCAATAGAAGATGTAATTAAAAATACAAATGGTACTATCAAAAATGGTATTAGTTTTGAGAACTGGAATGGTGATGGTAAAAAATATTTTCATGCTTTCTTTGAACACTTAACGCCGTTTAAAGTACACCCAATGTTTTCAAATGATTGTTTTGAATTTTATTTAAAACATTTAATACATGAAAATAAAAATTTAGATGATTATCAATATTCATCTTTAATATCTTATCAAAATAAAGTAGATACTAAACATCTTTCATACGCATTACATTTTGATGCAGGTATGTTGGCTGCATTTTTAAAGAAGACAGCAATTGAAAGAGGTATAAACCACATAGACGCAGAGTTTGAAAGTCTATCTACTAATGATAAAAATGATATTACAAAAATTACTTTAAACAATGGTCAAAGTGTAGATGTAGATTTTGTATTTGATTGTTCAGGTCTTGCAAAAAAAATTATAGGTGAACACTATAAAACAAAATGGATTACTTACAAAGATCATTTGCCTATGAAAAAGGCAATCATAATACCAAAAGAAAAAGAAGATTTATTCCCATATACAAAAGCGATTGCCATGAAGTATGGTTGGATTTTTGAAATACCTTTACAACATAGAGTAGGTAGAGGTTATATCTTTGACTCAGATTATATAAACGAAGAACAAGCACTTAAAGAGTGTGAAGAATATTATGGTGAAAAAATAAATGTTAAAAAGGTAATTGATTTTGATGCAGGTAGATTTGAAAAAGTTTGGGTTAATAATTGTGTTGCTGTAGGATTATCATCTACTTTTATTGAACCTTTAGAGTCAACATCTCTGTTTTTAACAATAGAACAATTAATGATGTTTAATCATTTTCATAATACATGGTTTGAGAGCAATGAAGATGATAGAGAATTGTACAACTTAGTATGTGGTAATAATATGAAAGAGACATTAAGTTTTGTGTATCTACATTATATTACTAAAAGAAAAGATAGTCAATTTTGGATTGACTTTCCTACTAAACATAAACCACCTAAACATTTTGAAAAAAAATTACACAAATTAAAACAAAACAATATTAGACACTATGATTGTGTTGATACAATGTTAACAGCACAATTTAGAATGTCAAGTTATATTCAAGTCGCTCAAGGTCTAGGTGTTGCAGAGGTGCCAATTAATATCAAAGGTTTTGAAAATATTGATCCGTCAGTAGATAATTATAAAAAACTTATTGATTATAATGCCAAGTATGCAGATACCATGTCTGAATATTTAAAAAAACTATAAATAGTCCTATGGGCATTAATGATAAAATAAACGAAGTATTAGGTATACCAACGGTAGATAATATCAAAAATTTACCAGAGAAAAAATCTATACCTGCTGTTCCTAGACTAGAGGATAAAAATAAAGAAGATGTTGAGAATGATTACAAATACAGCAGAGAAAATTATTATAACTTAATCGAAAGAGGACAAGATGCTATTCAAGGCATACTTGATATTGCAAATGAAAGTCAACACCCTAGAGCATATGAGGTTGCAGGTAATTTAATTAAACAAGTTGCCGATACGGTTGATAAACTGCAAGACTTACAAGGTAAACTTAAATCTTTAAAAGATGTGCCCAATAAAACAAATACAAATATCAAACAGGCATTGTTTGTTGGTTCGTCAAAAGAATTACATTCGCTTTTGAAGAATAAAAATAAGGATGTTCAAAGTGATGAAGATAAAAGTTTTAAAGGCAAAACAATCACACCCACAGAAACAGACATTTCTGATAAGTGATTTAGGTTATACAAATAAAACGCCTTATCCTCATAAAGAGAAAAACAAAGACACTTGGTTAGATGAGGGTATGAACAATCCAATTGAAGTTATTGAATACGGCACTACTAATCAACCTCGTAAAGGTGTAGGTGGTGTTGAGTATATTGAAAAGAGATATAAAGTTAAATATGGTAGTAGTAGAGTAAATGCTGCTATCAAAAAAGGTTACAACGCAATAGAAGGAATATTAGTCAATGAGTGAAAATTATTTAGGCAATCCTAATCTATTTAAAGCAAATACACAACAACAATACACTGAAGAACAAATCAGAGAGATTGCAAAGTGTATGGAAGACCCTATTTACTTTATCAAAAAATATACAAAGATTGTAAATATAGATGATGGTTTAGTACCTTTTAATATGTATAAGTTTCAGGAAAAGATGGTAGAGACTTTTCATAATAACAGATTTTCTATTTGTAAACTACCAAGACAATCAGGTAAGTCAACCACTATTATTGCATATCTATTACATCAAGTTATATTTAATGATAATATTAATGTTGCAATACTTGCCAACAAATCTACAACTGCTAGAGACTTATTAGGTAGATTACAACTTGCATATGAAAACTTACCTACATTTTTACAACAAGGTGTTTTAAACTGGAACAAAGGTTCATTAGAATTAGAGAACGGATCAAAAATACTTGCAGCTGCAACTTCTTCAAGTGCAATTCGAGGTGGTTCATTTAACATAATATTTTTAGATGAGTTTGCTTTTATACCTGCAAATATATCTGAACAATTTTTTAGCTCTGTGTATCCTACAATATCATCTGGTAAAAAATCTAAAGTGATGATTGTATCTACACCACATGGTATGAATATGTTTTACAAGTTATGGAATGATGCGCTACATGAAAGAAATGATTATAAACCTATTGAAGTACATTGGTCTGAAGTACCAGGTAGAGATGATAAGTGGAAAGAAGAAACTATAAGAAATACTAGTGAGGCACAATTTGCTACAGAGTTTGAGTGTGAGTTTGTAGGTTCAGTAGATACATTATTAAATCCTTCTAAAATTAGAACAATGTCTCACAATAATCCTTTAATATCAAATCAAGGTTTAGATGTTTACGAACAACCACAAAAAGGAAAAGATTATGTAATTACGGTTGATGTCGCAAGAGGTACTATCAAAGATTACTCAGCATTTGTTGTGTTTGATGTATCAAAAATGCCATATAAGATTGTTGCAAAATATAGAAACAATGAAATTAAACCATTACTATTTCCTCATACAATAGAAAGAGTAGCAAAAAATTATAACAATGCTCATGTATGTGTTGAAGTAAATGATGTAGGTCATCAAGTGGCTGACGCATTACAATTTGAATTAGAATATACAAATCTTTTAATGTGTATGATGAAAGGAAGAGCAGGTCAAATATTAGGTGGAGGTTTCTCTAAAAGAGGATCACAACTCGGTGTTAGAATGACAAAACAAGTAAAACGAATAGGTTGTACTAACTTAAAGACACTTATAGAGGGTGACAAGTTAATTATACAAGACTTTCACATTATAGAAGAACTATCAACTTTTGTAAGGAGAGGTCAATCCTGGGCGGCTGAAGAGGGGTCTAATGACGATTTAACAATGTGTCTAGTAATCTTTGCATGGATATCAAATCAAAGATATTTCAAAGAACTAACAGACCAAGATGTTCGAGCAAGAATGTATGAAGAACAGAAAAACGCAATAGAACAAGATATGGCACCCTTTGGATTTTTAGATGATGGTTTAGAAGAAGAACAAATTATAGACGACCAAGGAGAAGTGTGGAATCCTGTACAGGTTCGTAAAGGTTTGTAATAATATAAATATCAGTGAGATTAATGATACTTATTAGCTAATAAGGAGAATAACAATTATGGCATTTCAAGTTTCACCAGGTGTTCTCGTACAAGAAAAAGACTTGACAAATGTTGTACCAGCAGTTGCGACTTCGATCGGCGCAATCGCTATACAATCTACTCAAGGACCACTTGATGAAGTTGTAACCATTGGCTCAGAAAAAGAATTAGTAGAACAATTTGGTAAACCAGATAGTAATACTTTTGAATATTTTTATGCAGCCCAATCGTTTTTACAATACTCATCAAGCTTAAAAGTTGTAAGAGCTTCAAATACTGGTCTACTTAATGCAACTGCAAATGGTAGTGGTTTACTAATCAACAACACAACATCATATCAGAATGACTATTCTGGTGGTGCTGGTTCAGTTGGTGCGTGGGCGGCTAGAACTGCAGGTGCACATGGTAACAATTTAAGAGTGTCCATTTGTCCTTCATCAACCGTTTATGAAGAAACTGCAAAAACAACAACGCAAGATACTGACTCTGCTGTAGGTGATACATCTATCGTAGTACAATCTTCGACTGGGTTTTCAATCGGCGACATCATAAACTTTGGCGAAACAGGCGGATACGAATATAGGGTAACAGCTATATCTAATCAAACAATAACTTTCGTTAGACACCCTTCAGGTGTTGGTGGTTTACATACTGCTGTAGCTAACGGATCAAGCGTAAGAAGAAGATGGCAATATTACGATCAAGTATCGGCTGCGCCAGGAACTTCACCTTATGTTTCAGACAGAGGTGGTTCAGGAGACGAACTACACGTTGTTGTTGTTGATGAAGATGGTGGTATCACAGGTAAAGCAGGAGAAATATTAGAAGTATATGATTCATTATCAAAAGCTTCTGACGCAAAAACTCCTCAAGGTGATACAAACTATTATCCTGATGTAATATACAATCAATCACAATACATTTACTGGATGGATCACATATCTGGTGGTACTAATTGGGGTTCAGCTGCATTAAATTTAACATTTACTTCAGTCACTTCAGTTAACAACGCACCATTATCTGGTGGTTCAGACGGTTCTGCTGTATCAACTGCTCAGTTAAAAACTGCATACGAAAAGTTTGAAGACGCTGAAACGGTTGATGTAAACTTAATTATCGCTGGTAAAGGCGACGCTACTCACATAGATAACTTAATTACTATTGCAGAGAACAGAAAAGACGCTGTTGTATTCTGCTCACCTGAGAGATCAGATGTAGTTAACGTGACTTCTAGTGTCACTCAAACATCCAATGTTAAAGGATTCTTTGT